AACGTAAGTGGTTGTTGTAACAGCAGTCTCAGGCACAACATCAATGATACGAATCGGCAATGTGGCCGTAATATCAGTAGAAGTTGTAATTGCTTGAGTTGAATTGCCGGTGTTTGTATTACCAGAATTCAATGCCACGGGAGCGTTTTGGCCAACAGCAGCACGGGTCAAAGTAGACATGGTGGTGCCAGAAGACACAACTGCGACCTTGAACAAAGCTGTAGGATCATCAACAACATAAGCCAACACGTTGGTTACACCAGATGACGGAGCATACTGGGCTTGAACGGTTTGACCAGATGAGTTGGTATATTGAACGCCAACGCAAACGCCAACGCATTGTGCAGCGGCAGTACCGCTGGCAATCACTTTGCATGAGCCGGAAGCTAGCATTTCAACGAGGTCGCCATCAAAGACAGCGCCGGAATCGACTGGGATCAGTCGAGTAGAACCCGCATAGGGATTTCCGCCAATACGATTGATTGGGGAGAAACCATAGGGCTTATCAACGGTAGGATATGCCATTTAAGACTCCAAAAAAATTAAGTACCTTTACCGAAAGTGACCGTGGACTTACGTTCTTTAAACATAGGCATCCTCGGATCATTCTCGCGCATGTAGGTGTTATCCACAGAGTTCATCTGAGCTTCCGCTTGTTTGCGGTAGTACTCATTACGTTGCCCTGTAAATTCCACAGGTGTTTTGCAAAGCAACAGGCCACCGACTTCAACGCTGTCTGGGAACTTTCCATTGGAAGAACCAAACAAACGAATCTCTGGGTGATCTGAGGCCCTGACGGGTTCCCAGCCTTCGCGAAGCTTGCCGGAAATGTTAGTGGCGTCGTCTTTACCTAAAGAAGCAATCCGAATCCAACGGTATGCGTAACCCTCTTCTGGAATTGGGTCAGGCAAAAGTTGTGGGGGCATCCATTGTTTTGGACGTTCCACCGCTTCGCGGGTTTCAAGAGCGCGGCTAGGGCGTGCAGATTTTTCCATTTTCATTTCCTCATTTCTTTCGCTACCTCACGAGCATAGCTCTCCAAAGAGATGCCAAGCCGTTTGGCTAAGTTCACTTGCGTTTCTGTCAGTACGATTTTTCGTGGTGCAGTACTTCTAGTTGCGGGTGAAACAACATTGGATTTGGTACGTTGAGGTTTTGCATCAACGGATCCCCCGGCTCCAAATTGGTCAGGAAATCTATCTCGCAGGTCAGTGTCAATACGTTTGTAATATTCATCACTGCCTACTCGTATACCGCTATCAACAAGTTCCTCATGCAACCCGAGGGCGTATGAGGTCATGCGTTTGTTGCTTCCAAACCACTGATTTCGGTCTTGCCATGCAAGTAGTTTTTCGTCAACTGGCGCAACTTGTTGAGGTTGCGATGTGATTTGTACAGGAGTTTCTGGCTCTTGTAAAGGGGCGGGTTTGAAATTATTTACTTTGTCGGCGCGGATCTTGGCGTTAGTGAGTGCTTCCTGCGCATCCACCAACTTGTCTGTGTCTCCGGCTTCATACGCCTCCCGGTACATCCGCTTTGCTTCTTCAATCTCATTGGAAACCGTGCGTTTTGCCTGCTCTAAGAGGGCATTCTGCCCTTGACTCAAAGAACCCTTTAAACGTCTGTTTTCTTCTGCGACTGCTTGGGCAATCCTTAAAGCTTCCTCACGCTCACGCTCTGCGGCTTCTTTTGCTCTGCGTTGGTCGTGAAAACCTTTGGTAAATAGCTTTAAACGGTTGCGGGCGCTCTCGGTGTAGCTTGCCAGCTCTTCATCCGTAGGATCTGCGGGGTCAAAGCCTAGAGGTTCACGGCCACGATCCGCTTCCGGAACGTCGCTAACCACTTCAATTTCAGGCTTTTCATTAGATTCAATCTCAATTTCAGGTTCAGGCTCTACAACCTTGCCACCTTTACGGGGATTGGATTCCGCTTCATCAGGAAATTCAAATTCTGTCTTTTCCATGATGCACTCCTTAAGATGGGCGTTGGATTCCGCGAGGGTCTTGCACAACAGCCTGAACGGAGTCATCAGCAATGAGTCTCCACTCAGTACCATGAATCTTCATGCGGGTCCCAGTGTTAGGACGCACTAACACAAAGTCACCAACCTTGCAGGCTGGGCCTGAAGGAAAGCGCTTCTCGTCTTTAAACGCATCTGGGCCAATCTTTGCCACAAAAAGCACTGGTGACAGCAGCTCTTCATGGTACATAGCGGTCGCAGATTTTAAAATTCCGGTCTCGCTAAACTCTTCCTCGGCCTTGGGCAACATACACAGCAAGTGGTATGTCGCCGGGTCGGGAACTTGTTTGGCCTTCTCTTCAGCAGAGGTATTGAGCACTCCGCTTAGATCAACCACACTAACATCAAATTCAGTCATCGTCTGACTCCTTAAGTTTACGCACGAGGTCATTGATTTCTAACTGCGCGGTCTCTAGACCTCGGATTGTTCCGCACAGCTCCCTATAGTGATCGTAGGATTTAGCACCACCATCACTTACGGCTCTACGCAATGGCTGGAGTTGTTCTTCCAGCTTTGCATGTAATATTTCAAGAAGTTGCATTACTCTTCCTTCTTAGGTTGTTGTGTTGTGTTCAACAACATTTGCAACATTTTTTGCTTGGCAATCAGGTCTTGCGTCTGTTGGTTATGAGTCAAGTCTTGTATATGCTTGCGCTCATTGCGTGTCAGCTCTGCTTGATGCCTTTGCTCGGCCTGAGCAATTTCTTGCTGCACACGTTGAGCGGCCAACACTGGGTCTTCCCCTTGCTGGTTCTGCATTTGAGCCATCTTGAGTTGAAGCTCAGCCTGCTTGATCGCCAAGTCGCCTTGGACCTTCTGCGCTTTGGTCTGAGCGTCCTGCTGTTTGATGGCCAACTCTTGCTGTTGCATTTGTACAACTGGGTCCTGCTGAGCTTGTTGGGCTTGCTGTTGCGCTTGTTGAGTTTTGTTGACTTGCAACAATTGAGTGGCGGCCTGAGCAACCAACTTAGACAGTTGCACTTCAACTTGCTCTCCAAGATTGGCGTCAGGTGCTGGCAATGTTGCGCCTAGTTGTTGCTCGATCTTCGAGCGGTACTGGAACGCAATGTGTTCAGCAACGTGAGCCATGATGGCAGCCTGCATTTGTTGAGCCATGGGGTTTTGTCCCATCTGACCCATTACCATTGGGTCTTGCATCATGGAGGTGTGGACTGCAATGTGTGCGTCGTGGTCTTGGAAGATAAACGCTTTGGTTGGTTTACCTGTAAGGAACGCCATGTTCTCTGAAATAGGATCGCGGGGCGTTTGGTCGTCTTCAATTGGCACTAGCTTGTCTGCGTTCTTGATGCCAAGCACCTCGATCATCTGTCTGTGCAACTGTGGCAAGTCGTAAATCTGTGGTGCGCCCTGAGCCAACTGAATCACAGCTTGGTACTGCATGATGCGCTGAGCCATCGTTGCAGAGTTAGGGTCAGACACTGGAATGACATCGACCATGTCGTAGTCACCGCGTTTGGCTTGAGGGACTCCGGAAGAGGGGTCATACTCATACTCACCGGGGGTGTAATCGCGGATGATGTCTTTGAGCAGTTTAAACTCTTGCTTCATTGAGTAATGAACACGAGCCTGAACCGCAGACATTGTCTTAAGCTGGCGCTCAAGCAGAGCTAGCGTTGTACCTACCGGAGCGTTTGCAGACATGTCGCTGATGTTCATGTCGGCAATAGAACCGAGGCGTCTACCTTCTTCGGTAATCTTATCTAACAAACCAGCCAAAACCTGTGATGGTTCTTTGTACGGCAAGGTCATGATGTTGTCTTTGACGGCACCCATTGGTACATCAACATCACGAAACTCACCGGGTTGGATTGGGGTGTCATCACCCTTGATGCGCATGCCACGGGCTTTCAAACCTCCGGGCAAGTTAGACAGTGTTCCTGCGTCTACTAATTGGCGGATCAAAGATGTTCCTGCGCGGGCATAGCCACCGATCAGGTGAATTAAACCTAGACCATAAGCACCGAAGCCGGGTACGTAGGTGTACTGAACAAAATGCTGGCGCTTTAAACGCGACTCATCATCTTCAAGCCAGTTTCTGCGGATGGCTAGAATCTTACTTGTGCCGCGCTCGATGGTTACAACGTATGGCAAGGCGATGCCGTCTTTATCTTCAAAGCCGGGCATGTCATAGTCAATATGAACTTCAAGGATCTGGTAGCGTCCATCTTCATTGATGGTGTAGCCTTGATCCTCTGCTTTTTTCTTTTCTACATCGGTGTAGAAGGCCATGGGTTCGCCAAGGTCAACATCCAAATAAAACCCGGCAACCTGCAGTTTGGTGATGTCATTCTTTGTCTTGCGCATAATGTGGGTTACGCGCTCAGATGTCATGGCGCTTGATGCGCCGTAGGGAATGACTACGTCTTCTGCGGGCAGGAAGATGGCTGCTTGACGACCCATTGATGGGTCAAAGTAAACCTTCTTGAAAGCAGCGCCGGCTAGGCCCAAGGAGTACAACATACGCTCATGCTCAGGGCGGTACTCTGGCATACCCTCCGTGAGCTTGAAGTTCATGTCATCTCTGACGCGCTCTGCCGCCTCTTCTTTAAGTTTATCAATAGCACCGATAATCTGCGTCTTAACCGGCCCTTGGGCTGGGAAAGTTTCAATGATCGTTTCACTTTGGAACCTAACTGCCGCCTCAGTGAGAACTGTAGAGAACACACCGCATGCACCGTTCCAAGGTTCGGTTCTTTCTTCATAGCGCATTCCTAAAACTTCAAGACCTTTGACATACATGTCTGTCCAGTCTTTTCTGCTGGTGATGTCGGCATCAATCAATGACAGCATATCGCTGGCAATTTTTTGAAGGTCGCCCTCATCCATGTATTCTGCGAGGTTATCGTCAAAGCCTGCCTCTTCCTCTTCAATGAGGTCGACTGCGATGCCATCGACTCCAATGGTTAATCCTTCCGGATTAATGATTTCAATTTCAACGGCACCCTCCTCGGTTTCCATCAAATCATCTAAACCCATGGGCGCTTGGTTGACTGCTTTATCGATGCTCATAATATTCCTTAGTAATACTCTGCTTTTTTGCGGTAGTTAAATGGTTCATCTGGCTCATCGGTATCAATAGTGATGAACCCGCCTTGGCGAAACCGCATCAAAGCCTGACTGCTTGAGTCAACAAGGTCATCATGATCACCATTAGGGAAAGAAGCCAACTCATCCATCACTTCTTCAGCCCAACGGGTTTCAGGACACCACACCATGCCAGAGGCAAACAGGTCTGAGATTGCGTTTACACGCGAGATCTTATCGTTTCCCTTGCCCGGCGTAAACTCCGACATGGGGATGCCCATCTTTCTCATCTCATAGATCAACGGAGCGCCCGCAGCCCTCTTCTCTACGATCAATGTATCTGGCTCCCATTCCTTCCACAGCTCAAAGGCTTTGGCTTTTAGTTCTGGAAACTCAAGACGCGCTTTAAACGCATCTAAAAGAATAATGTTGGCTCTTAAATTGCCGTGTTTGTCGGGGTGTTGAAAGACACCCCATGTTGTACAGGCGGAATAGTCTGCGCGGTTGTTCTTTTCAAAGGCGGTGTCCCAAGATTGGATGAGGTATTCACACGGAGGGGGTGTGGTACTTTCCCACAGCTGCCACTGATCCCGCTTAATGATCGCGCCTTCTTCGGATGTGGGGTTCTGTTGGTACTGGGCCTCCCATTTAGAGACCGGAAGCTCTGATTTCAGGGCTTCTAGGGCCTGTAGCGACCAAAATCCGGGCCAAAGAGGGGTTCCAGAGGGCAAAATTGCCGGAAAATCGATGGTTTCCCACTGATCTACACCGTCTTTAGACGAATTTTTTAGAATTTGGCCTGTTAAATCCCGTTTAGACCACCTAGTCATCACAATAATGATGGCTCCGCCCGGCTGTAAACGCTGACGGGGGCCGGATGTGAACCATTCATACACATTATCAAACACGGCGGCGTTGCCTTGCTTGGCTTCCTGCTCAGAATGGGGGTCGTCAATGATTAAGAGATCTGCGCCCTTACCTGTAACAGCGCCGCCAACACCGATAGCGAAGTAATCACCACCCATGTGAGTGTTCCAGCGACCTGCGGCCTTTGAATCACTTGAAAGCTTTGTTGCAAAAACCTGCTGATAATTTTCTGAAGAGACAAGATTCCTAACCTTCCGTCCAAAGCCCACAGCAAGTTCTGCGGTGTGGGCAGTCTGAATAATTTTCTTATGCGGGAACTTCCCCAAGAACCAACTTGGGAGCAAAAAGGAAGCAAACTCCGACTTCGTGTGCCGGGGAGGCATGTTGATGATCAACCTCTTAAGCTCACCCCTAGCAACCCTTTCGAAGGCGTCAGCCATGATTGCATGATGTTTACCCGATATAAACACAGGCCACATCTGCTCGACAAAACACAGGAAGTCAACCTTACATCTATCGCTCCTATCCCTGCGCAGCATCTCAAACACTTTACTGCGGGTAGCGTCATCACCATGCTCCGCCAGATGCATAAGGTTCCTAACCTCGTCGGTGGTCAGTAACTCTAAGCCTTCAACAATCTGCGTCATCGTTTAAACACCATAGATTGATCAACCAACTGAATCGCCCGGAACTTGTAAGGTTGTGTTTTCAAATACCCATCCTCTTTTAATCTATGAATAATCCTGTGAATGTTTGACTTTGAGTTCAGTCCAATACCTTTAGCAATGACCTCGTAAGAAGGCGGAACCCCGTACAACCGTACATAGGCCCTGATAAAGTCCAACACTAACTTTCTGCGTTCTGTCATATTCCTCCGCCGAAAACTCCTCCCCCTATAGGGGTACCGGAGGATTTCGGCTTTCATTTGGGGACACACTGCCTGTCACAGTGACTAGCTGCACAGTTTGGTTGTCATCCACAATGCGCCTCCAAATGAAAGTTGGCACCAACAAACATAGTTTAAACGATAATGCGAACGTTCGCAACTGTTTAAACGAAAATATATATACCCCGGGGGTGTTTGATTTGGAAATGAAGGGGGGGTGTTTCTGGGTGGGAAGTGTATGGCTATGGTTTGGAAGAGTGGATTAGAGCGTAATAGGCGGACGGGTGCCGACTCGTGCCAAGTGGGGGTGCGGGGGCGGTGGGGTCACGCCACGTCCACGTTTACACGCGCATCGTTTACACGCTCTACCGTTCGCACCACATCTGCATCGGTGATACCAG